CGCGGACTTCACGGCGCCCGAGTTGGCGCGCAGGAAGTTCAGGATGACCCGCTCACCCGGGCGGCTGCTGAGACTCTGTTCGAGGAACGACGGCGCGTCGAAGGCGTTCACGATGCGCACGTTCTGCCCACCCCCGCCGTTCATGGCGTTGCGCGGGTCGTCGCGCGACAGCACCTCCTCGCCCGTCTGCAGGATGGCTGGGACCTCGTCGCTGCGCAGCCCGGGCATGCCGCCCGAGTGATACCTCTGGGCGTTGGCGAACCACGCCGAGGGGGCGAACCGGGTCGGAAGCGGCGTGCTGCCGATGACGCCGCCGGTGTGCGCCACCGGAACGAAGCCGCCCCCAAGGGGCAGGCCGGCGATATTGCCGCCGCCTACGCCCGGGCCCCCGCCGCCGAACAGTCCGCCGATGAAGCCGATCGCGCGCATCGCGAGTTGTAGGGCCGCCGCTTCGACGAGCATCTCGCCGACTCGCCGCAGGAAGTCGGACGCGAAGTTCTGGAAGGCGCGGCCGATGGACTCGATGGCGTTCTCGCCCTCGCCAATAGCCTGCGCCAACTGGTCGAAGGCATTGGTCAGCGAGCCGGCGAACGCCTTCTCGAGGTCGCCGCGGGTCACGCCCGCCTGGTCGCCGACGGACGCGATCTCGGCTTCGAGGTTCTGAAGCCGCAGAATCGCGTTCTCCGCCTCGGGTCCGCCGACGGCTTGGTAGAACTGGATCGCCGACTGGATCGCGGCCTGCAGGCTGCCGTTGACCGCGTCGAGTTGCTGCTTGAGCCGCTCCTCCGTGGCGGTGTCGCCGCCTTCGCGCGCGAACTTGATCTGCTCCTGCAGCAGACGGCGCCGCTCCAAGAGCTGATTGACTTCGGCCTCGGCGTTCGCTAGGTCGAACAACCGACCTTCGAGGTCTGCGATTTCGTCCAACTGCGCGCGGCTAAGAACGGCCCCCGCCTGAGCGGCGGCGTTGGTCGCTTCGCGCTGCGCCCGGAGAATCTGCTGCGCGCGGGCCGACTGCCCGGCAAGCTCGATCTCAAAGCGCCGCTCGTCGTTCGCGCGACGCAACTCGTCGGCGAACTCCGCCTGCTCCGAGGCGCCGCCCCCGCCGTCGCGGGCCGACGAGAGCGCGGCCTCCGCGTCGAACAACTGCGCGGCGAGGTCGGCGGCCTGCTGCAGTTCCTCGGCCGACGCGACCGTCCCCGCGGACTCGGCCTCGCGCTGCCGGTCCAGCCGCGCACGGGCGATGGCCTGCTCGCGCTCGTCGACGATGCCCAGCAGGCGGATTTCGTCCTCGACCTGCCGATTGCTTTCGGCGACACCCTCTGCGTAGTCACGAACGGCTTCGGCGCGGCGCTTCTCATCCTCAATCGCTTCCGCGTTCGCGAGGTTGAAACGCGCCTGCTCGGCGTTGCGACGGATGAACTCGGCGTCCGCGGCGTTCTGCGCCCGTGCCAGCGCCTCGCGCTCGGCCGCGTCGATCTCCGCAAGCCCCGCGGCGAGGTTGCGCTGCGCCTCCAGCGCCGGGACCTGCGCTGCGATCGTGTCCATCGCCGCGCTGAACGCGCGCGCTTCGCTGGCCGCGCCGCGGATCTCCGCGCGAAGGCCCTGCAAGCGCAGGATGGCGTTCTGGGCCTCGACGCCGCCCATCGCCCGATAGAACGCCACGGCTCCGTCAAGCGCCTCGTCGAGGCTGCGGTTGACCGCGTCCAACTGCTCCTTCAGTCGTTCTTCTTGGCGGGTGTCGCCAGACTCGCGAGCAGCCTCGATCTGGTCTTGCAGGAGTCCGCGCTGCTCGTAGAGGCCGTTCAGCTCGGTCTCGACGTTCGACAGGTCGAACAGCCGGCCCTCGCGCTCCGCGATAGCGTCGAGTTGCTGCTGGTCAACTTCGAGGCCGACGCGCGCTGCCGAGACGGTGGCCTCGCGCTGGGCGCGGAGGATCTGCTGCTCGCGCGCGGTGCGGCGCGTCAAGTCAATCTCGAAGTCCCGCTGCTGGTTCGCCGCCTCCAGCCCCTCGACGAACTCCCGCTGCCGCTCGGCGGTCTGCTCCAACTGACGCGCTGCATCGACCGCGGCCTGCGCGTCGAACAGGCGCGCCGCGAGGTCGCCCGCCCGGTCGAGGTCGTCGGCCGAGATAGGCTGCTGCTCGGCTTCGGCTTCGCGCTGCCGTTCGAGACGCGCCCGGGCGATAGCCTGCTCGCGCGCGTCTACGATGCCGAGGAGGCGGATTTCGTCCTCGATCTGGCGCCCGCGTTCCTCGACCTCCTGCGCATACTCACGCGCCCGCTCGGCGCGCTCCTTGTCGAGTTCGAGGGCCTTCTCGTTGACGACGTTGAAGCGAGCCTGCTCGGCCGCGCGCCGGATGAACTCGGACTCGGCGAAGTTCGGCGCATTGCGGAGCGCCGTCTGCTCCGCCGCGTCGATCTCGGCGAGGGCGGCCTCACGCTGCCGCTGCTCGTTGAACTCGGGCACCCGGCCCGCGATCTTGTCGAGCGCCTCGGTGAACGCCTTGACGTCTCGCGTGGCCCGCTTGGCTTGGATGCCCGCATCCTCGCCGAACCGGAACATGGCGCGCTGCGCCTCGGTCGCCCGGCCCTCGACGAAGGCCAGCGCGGCGCCGAGTTCGGTGGTGCGCGCCTCGGCCTCGACGGCACGCGCGGCGTAGTCTTGCAGGTCGGTGACGGTCTCGGCGGTGAAGATTTCGGTCGAGGCCACGTCGCGTAGCTTGGACTGAAACTGCGCCGCGTTAATCTCGCCGCGCGTGAGCGCGTCCTGAAGCTGGAGAAGCTGCTGCCGGGCCGTGTTGAAGTCCCGGCGACTGACCCCCTCTGCGCGGCGAAGCCCGACGCCAGAGCCACTCGTGCCCCGCGCGACGACTTCGCGCTGGATGCTCTCCGCCCGCGCCGCCGCCTCGGCGACCTCTTTTTGCGTGACGCGCTTCTGCACGAGGTCGAACGCCTCGGCGGCGCTCTTGGCCTCGGCGAAGGCGTCCTTGACCCGCAGCAGGGTCGCCTCGGTCTTTTCGAGTTCGGCCGCCGCCTCGGCGCTCTTGGCTGCGGCGCCGGCAAAGGCGTCGAGGATCGTGCCCACCACCACCGCGCCTGCGATGCCCGCGAGGCCGCCGAGGCTCGCGACGATCGCCCGGATGCTGCGGATGATGACGAACGACGCGCGCTGGAAGCCCAGCAGCGCCACGCCGAACCGGCCGACCGCGCGGCCCGCGCCGGTGGCGCCGGCAGACATCGCCTCGAACGCCGACCGCAGCGCCACGACGGCCTGCGCCGCCTCCAGCGAGCCCGGCCCCGCCCGCCGCAGGTTCGCGAGCAGGTTGACGACGCCCTTCGCGATCTTGGCGGAAGCGACGACAATGAGAACGTCGCCGAAAACCTCGAAGTTCCGCGCGGCGATCGTCACGACCGAGATCAGGCCGCCGAGAATTTCGCCGATCTGGCGAAGCGCCTGCCGACCCTCGTCGCTGGCGAGCGCCCGGTTCAGCGCCTCGACCGCCTCGGCAAGCCCGTCGAAGAAGCCGCTCTCCGCCACCAGCAGGCGAGACTCGAAGATCAGCGCGCCAAGCCGGTCGATCTGCGACGTGGTCGTCTCAAGCGCCGCGGGCAGCGCGCCGCCGAAGCGCGCCGTCAGCGCGTCAGCGAAGCGGAGCATGTCCTGCTCGGTGATGAGCAGTCCGTTCTCCATCGCCGCGAACAGCAGGTTCACGTTCTCGGCGCCGAAGCCCATCGCCTCGGAGAACAGCGCCGCAGCGCCCGGCAGCACTTCGCCGAGCTGCTGGTTGAGTTCTTCCGCCGTGAGCTTCTGCTTGTTAATGATCTGGGTCAGCGCCAGAAAGACGCGACCGAGTTCCTCCGTCGAGGCGCGGTTGACCTTGCCCGCCTCGGCCGTCGCGATGAAGATGCGACGGATCGACTCGTTCGCAAAGCCTGCCGCGTCCGAGGCGACGGCGAACTTCGAGTACTCCTGCGACAGCACGCCGAACTGCACGCCGAGGCGGTTGGCCTCCTCGCGCAGGAACCGGATCTCGCGCGCCGTGCGCGCGGCCGTCGAGTCCTGATCGCCGTCGTCGAACGCGACGTTCAGGCGGCTGAACGCGGCGTCGATCTGGCGCTGGCTGTCGATGATCCGCCCGACCTGGTCGAGCGCGTTGTAGAAGCCGACGAAGGCTGCCGTCAGCCCGAGGATCTGGCCCCGGAGGCGCTGCGTCAGATCGAGCGTGGTGCGTGAGCCGTCGCCCACGCGGCGCAGCGACAGGTTCAGCGCCTCGGCGCTCTCGACGCCCTGGAACAGCGAGCGCACGAGCTTGTCGACCTCGGCGCGCTGACGCGCCGCGGCGCTGGCCGCCGCCGTCTGCTGGCCCGTGAGGGATGCCGTCGCCGCCGCGGCCTGCGTCGCCGCCGCGGCGGTCTCGCGGGCCGCGATCGCCTGCAACTGCGCCGTGCGGCTGGCCTCGGCCGCCTTGCTCTGCTCCGACGCCTGCTTGCGCGCCGCGGCCTGAACCTGCGCGCCGTACTTCCGGTACTCGGCGCCCGCCTTGGCCGCGGCCTTCTCAGCGTCGAGGAGCCGCTGCGCGAGCGCCGCCGTCGGCTGCTCGGCCTCCTTCACCGCTTGGCGCACGGCGATCAGATCGCGCAGCGCGTCGGCGTACTGGTTGCGGAGCCCGCCCGGCGTCGCCAGCACGCGCGCCTCGGCCTGCGCGGTCGCGCGGCGCTGCTCGGCGGCCTGCTGCTCCTTCAGCGCCCGGGTCAGCGTCTCGACGTCTCGGCTGGCCTGCAGCGCCTCGCCGCCGAGATCGTTGAGCGTGGCGCCCGACCGGGCGAGGGCGGCCCGCACCGTCTCGGTCTGGTCGCTGAGCCCGGCGTAGGCCGTCTGCACGCGGCCCAGCGCCGCCGCGGACTCCTCCGCCGCCTCGGCCGCCTGCTTCTCCGCCGACGCCGCGGCGCGCTGCTCGGACTGCGCCAGCTTCAGCGCGGCCTGCTGCTTGGCGATGGCCGCCGCCGACCGCTCGCGCGCCCGCACCAGCGGCTCGGCCTGCTGCGCCGCGCGGCGCTCGGCGGCGGCGGTGCTGGCGACGAGGCTCTGCAGCCGGGAAAGCGCCGCGCGCTGCTCGTCGGTGACGGTCTTGGCGCGCTGGAGGCGCTTCTCAAGCGCCGCGTAGTCACGCTGCGCCTTCGCCGCGGCGGCCGCGGCCTTATCCTGCGCGGCGCTCGCGCCCGAGGCGGCGGCGTCCTGCTGCTGGAACTTAGCCTGCAGCTTTGCGAGGGCGCCTTCGAGCCGCTCGACGTCTGCGCGGGCTCGCGCGCTGCGGTCGGCGTACTGCTGCTGCGCGTCGCCGGCCGCCTGCGCTTCGGCTTCGATGGTGGCGAGGGCCTTGCCGGCGGACTCAAGGTCCTTCGTCAGCCGGTCCAGCGCCCGGAGCGCAGTCGCCTGCGCTTCGAGCTTCTGGATGCTGGCGCCCAGCTTGTCGGTAAGGGTGGCGGCGCCCTGCGCGGAACTCGCCGCGGTGTCCTGCGCCTGAGTCAGCGTTTCGAGCGCGTCGGCGATGGACTGGACCGTCTTGCTGGCCCGGTCCTGCGCGGTGATTACGAGGTTGACGTCTCGCTTAGTCATCGGGGCGCAACCTCGTAATCAGGTCCTTCAGGTGCTTCGCGCCCTTCTTGTCGAGGACGCTCGCAATCACCGCCTGCATGACGATCGCTTCGTCCGCCATGCGAGCGTTGACCCTCTCCGTAACCAAGGCCGCCTCGACCCAGACGCGGCCGATGGGGTAGTCTCGGGCGGCTACGTGGCCGTGCTCGATCAGGAGGCTGACCTGCCTCCTGACGTTCGTCAGCCAGGCGTCGAAATCGCCTTTGCGTTGAGGGCCGCCACCGCCCGCTCGGCGACCGCCAACAGGTTTCCCACGGCGCCCTCGCCCACGAAGGTCAGGTCGCCGATGTGCTGCAGCGCCTCGATCTGGATGGAGAGCGGCAGGTTCTCAGGCAGTTCCCGGTCCGCGGCGCGGCGGATAACCGCGTCCAGCAGGTCGGGCGCCGCCACCATCGCGTCGAGCATCGCGGCCTGCGCGTCACCCTGAAACGCGGCGAACAGCCGGCGGACGACGTCGGCGTTCTCGCGGACCAGTTCGACAATGTCCGCGAGGCCGAGACCCCGGACGGCGAACTCGCCGCCCGGGAAGGTGATCGTGGCGCGCATCAGAGCGGACGCCCGTCAGCGTAGATCGCCTCGCCGACGTCGGGCTTCAGCACCTCGAGCGCGAACTCGATGGTCTGCCAGTCCTCGCCCTTGAGCGCGTACTCGCCCGACGGCGTGATCTCGACCTTCGGCATGTAGAAGTCGCGGTTCGCGCCGATGGGGTTGTCCGCGATGAAGCGCAGGGCGCCCAGCACCGGCGTCGCACCCGAAATGACGCGCTCGAAGGTCGCGGCCGCGGCCGAGTAGGTCACGACGCAGGACTTCTCGGTCGAGAAGAACGGCGAGTTCGCCAGGATCTCGATGCGGCCGAGGGTGCTGTCCACGACGTAGTCAGTGCCGAGGACGGCGGTCGCGGCGGGCGTCGTGGTCGCGACGCTGGTGACGGTCACGTTGCGGAGGCCGGTGGGCCGGGCGGCGGTCTGGCCGATCTGGTAGAACCGCCCGCGGCGCATCGAGATCGTCTCGGTGGCCGGGCCGGCGATCGCCGTCTGCGTCACATTCGACGCGGTGCCGAAGAAAAACAGCGCCACGTTGTCCGTGCTAATGTTGTCGCACGACATGGTGCCCGATCGCGTGGTCTCGATGACGACGCTGGCGTCCTTCTCGCGGAGGCCGCGGTCCGCGCTGAAATGCTCCAGCTTCTCGGCGGCGATGGTCAGCGAGAAGCTGGGCGTGTTGCCCAGGTAGAGTTCGCCGGTCCGGGTTTCCGTGCCGGCCGCGAAGCGGTCGAAGAAGATTTTCCCCGAGCCGCGGACGTAGTTGTTCGCCATCGTCATCTCCTCAGTGACGGGTCAAGTCATACTTGAGTCCCGGTTCAAATGGAAGCGGCTTCGATCACCTTCACCGCCAGCTCGGACCAGAAGTAGGCTTGGTTCGAGGTCTCGTCGGGCGGGCGGACCAGCGTCCGCTCGACCAGGATGTCCTCCACGACGAACACGCCAGGAACGCGGTGCCCGAAGAACGTGCCGCGCTCGCGCTCGCGGTAGATGCGGCGGTTCACGTCGGCCGCCAGCAGGTAGGCGGGGTCGGTCGGGTTCTCGTGATCTTCGTCGACGAAGCCCTGCACGAGCAGGCGCCAGGTGTCGCTGATGAGCCCGCTGCGATCCGGCACCGGCGCCGGCGCGCCGGGCTCGGGCAGCCGCTCGACGATCGTCACGAACGGCACCGGCGTCTCGGGTCCGAAACGAACCCGGCCGCGGTAGACGGCGCCTCTCAGGTCGTGCTCGTAGCCGTTCGCCGGGGTGATCTCCTTGAGGCCGTCGGTCAGCGCCCGCAGCCACAACAGCCGATGGCTCCCCATCAGTTCGACCCTCTTGTCAGGTTCAGCAGGCGCAGGAACTCAGTCTCGAGCAGGCGCGCAGTCTGCTCGGACCGCTCGCCCGAGACGCGGAAGAACACCGACGCGACCGACGGACCGTAGAGCAGCCAGACGTTCTTGCCGAACTTGGCGGGCTTGAACGCCGCCGCGGGCTTCGGGCCGCTCGTGCGGACCGCGAGGCCAAGGTTCGACTTCGTCTCCGTCAGCTGGTTCCCCGCGCGCAGCCGCACCAGGAACGCGCGGTTCAGCAGGCGCGGCCCCTTGTTGGCCCGAACGCGAACGGCTAGGCCCTTGCCCGGGGCGCCATCCACGAAGCGGGCGAGGGAGGTGGGCCGCCAGCGGGCGCGGATCGTAGCCTCGGGAATGGACTCGGAAGCCCGCCGGCTCACGACGAGGCGGCCGGTGGCCGGTGCGAGGTAGCTCTTGGGCCACGCATACTCCCCCAGCAGCGCGCGCGCCGACTCGGTTCGCTCCCGGTCGGCGGTGCGGTTGACAGCCATCGACAGGATCTTGGGCATGGCGGCCGGAAGGTCGGAGACGTCCTTCAGCACGGCCTCGACGCCCTTGCCCGAAATCTGGATGCGGAAGCCGCTCACAGGGCGGCCCTCTGCGCCGGGCTGAGCCGCGTGCTCTGCGCGAGCACGGTCTCGCCGTCGCGCGGGTGGACGTAGTCGATGCGGAACGCCTCCTCGGCGAAGATCACGACGGCGCCACGCGCGGGCGTGACGCCCTCCGAGAGGTGAAACAGAATGTCGGGGTTGTCCTCCGACACCGTGACCGCGTCTGGGATGCCGTCGACGTCGCCGATCTCCGCGCGGCGCGCGAACACGCGCACCCCGACGATCGTCTCGACGCCATCCGGGGCGCGATACGTGCAGAGGCGCCGCGCCCGGACGTGAATCCGGGCGCGGGCTTTGTTGCGGATGGCCTCAGACGCCATCGTCCTCGGCCTCGGCGGTCTTGGTCTTGCCCGCCTTCGCCGCCGGCTTGGGCGCCGGGTTGAACCGCTCGTGGAGGGCGAGTTCCTCCTCCGACGGCTCGCGCGCAGCGCCCACGGACAGCAGGAACGCCCCGTCCTGCGCGCTGACCTCGAACACGGAGCCGCCCTTGTGCTCGACGCCCGGGTTGCCGACGACGCAGGTGTGGATTGCGGTGAGAAGCATCAGGACCTCCTTACAGGGCGACCGGCGTGGCCTTGAACGTCGCGTTGGGGTTGACGGGGACCATCAGCGGCGCCGACTGCCAGAGCAGGTACTCGGCGGCAGGGTCGCCCTGCTCCATCCAGTTGCGGCCGTAGACCTCCAGCGAGCGGTACTGCGCGTAGGGGTCGATGATCGCGCCGAAGCAGCGGTAGCCCATGATGCGCGACGGATTGGCCGTCATCACGAGCGTCCCGTCGACCATGAACGGCGTCTCGACGCCGGCCTCGTTCTCGTAGGTGTCGCGGTAGAGGTCCACCTTGATGCGCGCACCAGACGCCCCGCCGACCTGGAGGTTGCCGACCGGCACCACGCGCTCCGAGTCGATGACGCCCCGCTCGATCGTGGCGCGCGGTTCGCGCAGGTTCGTGTCCATGTGCTTGAGCAGTTCGGCGTCCTGCCGCATGACGCGCCACACCTTGGGCGTGATCGTCAGGCGCTCGGGGAAGCCGCCGAACGGGGCCTCGAACATGATGTCCGCCCACCGCTGGATCGAGTCGATAATCGACACGCCCGCGTCGCCCCAGCGGTTGCCTGACGTCAGAACGACCGTGTTGGCCGACTGCCGCAGATAGTCGATCTGCTGGGTGGGGTACTCCTCGCCCGAGATCGTGTCGGCCGCGTTGATGATCGCGTTGGCCGCCATCAGTTCCAGACGGGTCTGGATGGCGTCGGCCGCCATCGCGGTCATCTGGACCTTCAGCGCATTGTGGCGCTGCATGGGCGTCAGCTGCGCCTCGTCGAGAAGCGAGCGGTCGACGCCGACG